TGTTCAGTGGTATCATTAAAATTATTATTACTTTTTGTTTTCCAATAATTTATATCAACTTGTTTTGGCTCGTTTAAATTATCAGTAAAATATAACACTTCATCTAAAACATTTACACCTGTAATATAATTGTCTTTATTTATGCTAAAATTTAATATAGAGTCGCCAGCGTCTACAATAATAGGGCTAATTGTAGAGCCATCTAGCTCGACTATAAGATCTTTTGAGTCAGAAGTGATAAACCAATATATTTTATCATTTTCAGTGTCTCTAACGCTTCCTATGCAAGTCGCATCTGTTAAAGATATACTGTCTAATGCGCTGCCATTTCCTAAAATATTTTGTAAGGCTCCAACATTGGAACCTTCTGAGTATGACACATCTATATTTAAAGCATCTCTATACTCGCCTTGCGGTAAAAGTCTTTCATCAAGGTCTTTATTCATTTTACCTTTGATGAACAAGTTCTTTAATTCTGGCATATTTTAGTGTTTAATCCATTTAGATTTACCTCGTAGCACCTGTGCTAATTCCTCAGACTTAATATTTGACAATCTTAACTTTGCTTGTCTTACAGCCGCAAACTTTTCTTTTTTAAATCTAGCGACCATATATTCAGGGGTATTTGCTCTTGTAGAAAGAACAGCGTATGCAATGCTTTTATACATTGCTTCTTCTGCAAACTTATGTACAATTTTTTCTTCTGCGGTTGCGACTCCGTCACTTATGTATTTTAGCGTTATAATTTTGCCGCTTAAATGTCCTGAAAAGAATATTTTACCTCTTGAATTATCTATAAAAAATGACCCATTCGCTCCCATAAATTCAGGGTCAGATCCAAATCTTCTTCCATGCAAAGCTTGAAAAGTTCTGTCGTCTTCTAAATAGAAATCATCCTCGGATAAACTTTCGGTTTCAGAGCTTTTAAATCTTTTAAATGCTTCCGATTCATTTGCAGTTAATAATTCGCCTGTACTGTCGAACAAGTAATTATAATTATTGTCTTGTAGCAGTGCTGTTGAGTTGCTTGTTATTCTTATAGGGTGAATTAATCTTTCGATACCAGAATTGTCTATAAACGATAACTTTACGTATCCTACATAATCATGAGGTAGTTTCATCTCCAAACTGGTAGGCACCTCTATTTCTTGTGACTTTTCACTCCGCAGTGTATCGTAGCTTAATTCTTGTATTGCTCTTTGTGCAAAAAACAATACATTATTTCTTTTTACTTTTGGTATAATTTTTTCTTCTCCAACATATGATACCATAAAGTTATTTACAATATCAGCTAATGTTATATGCTGATAGTTGCCTAGCTTATCCTCAGCATTAACTTGAACAATTGTTATTAATAAACCATTTTTTGGCGCACCTAGGTTTGGAGCACCTTCTAATACATCCGTATTATTTGTATTTCCAGAAAATGTTATTGTTGGTGAGGTATAACTGTAATTATTAACATTTATTTCTTTGCCATTCACAAATATGCTTAATTCACTTTTATTAGATGGTAGTGGATTAAACATTGCTTCCGTAAGAACAAATTCAGTCTGGAAGCCTGTGCCGGTAAAGTTCGTGCTGTTATTATAATAACGTTCTTGTGTTATATTAAGTAGTGCCATTTATTATGCTTTTTCCTGTTGAACGTTTTTTACATCTTCTGCTGATCCTATTTGATATAAGCCAGGATCTTTTAATACAATACCAGCCATAGCTAGTATTTTTATAACTAATTCAGTTTCTTCAGAAGCGTGCAGCTCAAAATCTGTTGTTTTAGAAGAATCATCATCATATAGCCCAGTGGTACTATCAAAGCCCCATTCAACCGGAGCAGGAGTTTTAATATAATTACAAGTAACATTTGAAGTTTCATTACTGGTAATATCATCAGCATATACTTTAATAGCGTTTGTTTCGCCATCTCTTATATAAACTGGAAAATCATTTGAAGGTTTTGATAATGGTGATTTTTTAATATATAGCCAATCTTTTTGAGATACGCTTTCTGCATCTATATTGTTATATAAAACGCTACCCAGCCTATACACATCATTTGGTAGTGTTACACCATTAGTTACAGTTTGATTTACTTTTTCAAATAAACTAATTTTTTCCTCTAAAATATTCAGCATGTCAGAATATTCCGTGCTATTTCCTGGGATTCTTGCGAACTGGTTTAAATCATAAAAGTATTGCTCAAATATATCAAGTTGAGCTTGGTTCGCCATGTAGTTAAATTCCTGAGGTGTAATATAACCCCGCTGCTCTTTATTTGTAATTGCTAATACCCTTTGGTATACAGTGTTTATGCTTACACTCATTTTATAAATATTTTAGGTTAGGCCCACTGATACGTAGGCCTATACCTAAATATCACTTATTTTAAACGTTTTTCAACTGATTGATACACTTCTATACCTTCATCAGTTTTAAAATACGAAGCCAATGCTGAATATGGGTTTTCATCAAATGGTACTGTAATAAGTTTTCTACCTGTGGATCCCCATGTAAACGTCCGCTGATCGTTTGAAAGTTTAATAATATTTTGTTCTACAGCTTTGATTCCAATATTCCTAATATTAATATTCTCATCTTTTGCAAGCTCTAAAAATAAATTTGGATTATTTCTAGCAAACACTAGCAAATCTCTTTTTATTTCTTTTGAAGTCATTTTAGCAACACTGCTTCCAAGCTCGGTACGCATAATAGCTTCCGCTTGCTCTATATCCATAGTTTTAGCAATATTTAATGCTTCAATTTGCAGTTCAATAATATCAAGTTCATCAACAGCTTCTTGTGTAGAATCAAACTCTTCATAAATTTTATCTCTTAATGGATGATACAGAGATAAAAGTTTTTGCAATACTTGTTTTGATCTAGGTACAAACAATGTTCCTTCTTCAAAAACAATATGAGCTAATCTAGCATCGCCTTTAAATTCATCAACAAATGGCGTTCGCTGATTAGTTGTATATTTTAATTCTCTTTCGTAGCCTTGATCCTCATCAAAATAGTATATACCTCTTGATTTTAATGAAAATGTTATTGGCGCGAAATTATTTTTTAGAATATAAATTCTATCTTTTACTTCCCATTTAGGGGTAGCTACTGCTACTTTTTCTTTTTTTGACATAATATAATAAAATAAAAAAATTAAAAATAAAGCTGGAGGCGCCGTATTGGCACCCCCAAACTTTAACAAATATTAGTTAAGCAACATAAAGTTGTTAGCTGCTTGTACCACCAAACATCTTTCAGTCAAGTAGTGCACTTCCATTTTGTCTTCACCAGAAGTAAAGTTTCCACCTACTGAACCAGTAATCCAAGACTTCATTCTTCGATCATCAGCTTCAGAAGCACGATAGCGTACGTGAAGGAATGGTCGGCGAATATTCTTGCCTAAGATTTGATCGTAAACAGATGAAGTACCGGCAGGAACCAATATACCGCGAGTAACATTAGTTGACTCAGAGGCGTCTTGTGTAAGACCACCGCGTAGTTTAACATCGTTTAGATATTTCCAGTCAGTTTTATAGAAGTCATAAGAACCTCTGCGGAAACCGCTAAATCCAAGATTCAATGCCATATCTTCGCTGTTTTCAAAAATACCAAATGATGTACCATTAGAGTATCCAGCATTTCCAATACCAGCTAGCATGTCATCAATCACTAGTGAAGTTTTACGATTTAAGAATAAAACGTTTTCTTCAATAGCTCCTTGGCTATCAAGCTTTTTGAGGATTTCATCAAAATCAGAAAGGTCTTCAGTTGCATCACCAGTACCGTCGACACCTTGTGTAGTGTGTCCACGATCTTTAATAGCTGCAAAAAGCCCTTCAGAACCAGTTACTTCAGTAAGAGCAGTACTAGTTACTTTTTCTGCTTCAACAAGTGCGATTTCAGCATAATCCTCAAATCGTACTCTTGTATCACCTTCAGCTTTCAAATACCATAGGTAACCAGATTGTCCAGCTTCACCAGAAACTTCGATCCAGCCAATTTGAGCTGCATCAGAACCGGATACTTCATATTTGTCACGAAGAATCATTGGCTTGTTTGTAAAGCTTTTAAATTCTGGCTGAAGAACACCAAAGCTACTGTCGCCAGCGCCTTTAGCAAATTCAGAACCAAATACAAAAAGTGAAGCTGCGTCTGCAGTTGTAACAAGACCAGCATCAACTAGACCAGTTGAACTAGTGTAGCATTTTACTGTAATAGAAGTAGCCGAGGTGTCGTCATCGCTAACATAAGCTCTTGCTTCGTCTGTTCCGTCAGTAATAACGATAACGTTACCAGTTCTGATAGCGTGTCCAGATGGAAGACCAGAAATTACGTTAGACCCTGAAGAGTCAGCTGCAATTGTTAGTGTATCATAAGCTAAGTGCAAACGCCCTTGCTCAGACCAAACAACTTGATCAGAAGACATTGGCATTTCAGCACCTACCATACGTAGGAAGCCAGAAACAGAACGATTTCCATATCGCTCAATTTCTTGCTCATATAGTTCGGGCAAATATTGTTGAGCCCATCCCGCAGTAGCCGTTGCCGTAAAATCGACGTAGGCTGTAGGGATTGTTTGTTTAGTTGGCGCAGGTACCGCATTTAGGTTACTACCTGCACTAGGAGTATTTACTGCCATTTTTTAAATTTTTAGTAATTTTTAAGTTTTAGTTTTAATTTAGAAGCGTCATTACCAACGGGTTTTACAGTAACATTTCCAGCAGTATTAGTTTTACCATGAACACCTCTAGGGTCCATATTAATATTTTTGGAAGTTGTCATACTATTTTTAATAGCATCGGCTTTACCTTGCTCATAAAAATGGTTTGCAATTGCGTCGGCATTCATAGCTGTAAATAATGACTTATGGTAACCTTTTGCGTCATTCATAACATTATCTTCATTTAGAAACTTTCTAACGAAATTATTAATATCGCTTTGGGTTGTTTTTACTTCATCTGTATTTTTAACATTAAACCTATATCGCTTGTCTCCAACCTTATATTCAAAACCTTTGAATTGGTCATTAAAAACTTGCTCAGTTTTTTCTAAAAACACAGACTTTTGTTTTTCAACTATTTGTGATGCCTCTTGGTTTTCTTTGTTATACCTATTGAAAAAATCAACAGCTTTTTGTTGATCAGGTGTCAACCTAGATCCACCTTTGATTTCTTCATAGTATTTGGTTTTTAGCCCTTCAAGCTCAGACTTAGCACTAGCCACTTCTTCTTTGAATGCTAATTTTTTTCTTTTTACATCGCGTTCATCATCAACTTCTTCGTCGAATGTAAACTTATCCTCAATAAGAAAATCAATTTCTTCAGATGATAGATGTGGTTTTGATTGTTTATAATATTCTCTAAGCAACGCAAGATCGTCCGTATTTGAATAATCTTTATTAAGCGCTACATAATCTTCAAGCGTTCCGCCTGTTTCGTTTATAAAATCAACAACCTTTTGAATATTTTCAGGAAGCTCTATACCTTGCTCCTCTTCTTTTTGAAATGCTTCTTCAACTTGCTCGGCAAGATCCTCAACTTCTTTAATAGTTTCTTCTTGCTCTTCTTCTGCTGGGAGCTCTTCTAAAACTACTTCTTTAGTTTCTTCTTGTCCCACTTCTTGCAGTTCCACTTCGGCTTTTTCCCCTGTTTCTTCAACCGGTTCATCTCCGCGTAACACGCTGCCCTCTGCTTGTGATTCTTGAATGGCATTTTCTTTTTCTTCTGTTTTTTGCTCAGCAGCAGGGGGTTTACTTAAATCTACCTTATAAACGCCGTCTTCAAATACAGCGCCTGCTTTTTCTTGAACTTGTTCTTCTTTTTCTTGTATTGACAGCTCTTCGCTTTCAACGACTTTTGCTTCAATGTTTTCAGACATAATAAAATATTATAAGATTATACACTATACATTACTTGGGTTCAAAAGAACCTAAGTCAAAATCACCACTAAGTATATCGTTTCCTGCAGATTCAAATACTTTTGGCGGTAAATTGTTTTTTCTTTGATTAATAAGCTCACTTTGTTGCGATGCTTGTATTTTTGTTCGCTCGTCCTTGCGATCTTCTTTTTCTTTAATTGTAGACTTAGTACTTTCAATTTCCAAGCCTTTCAGTTGCATGTTCATTTGAAACTCAAGCTGCATTAAATCTTTCTTAAGCTGTGCTTCATTAGCTAGTCTTTGCATTTCAAGCTGCGACTCTAATTGCTTAAGTTCTGCTTTTTGTGCAGTTAAAGCTTGCTGCTTTTGTACTTCCGCTTGGGCTGCAACCTGTTGAGATTGAGCATTTGCTTGTGCCTGCGCTTGAATATTTTCTTGTTGCATTGCTTGATCACGCTCCAGCTTCTTGCGTCTACGTATTTTAAGCATTTGATTTGCAAGCTGAATATTTTTTATTTCTCTTAAATCTATAGCATCTTCCAACTCAATAATACCAGCTGACAAAGCGGTTTGTATATTATTTTCAAGTTTTTGAGCTTCCTCTTCATCTGGCATTAAATCAATAAATATGCCAAAATCATGCAAATGCAACTCACTGAGTTCTGACAAAGTAGCAACATTATGCACACCTATAGATTGTATAAAAGCTTCTCTGGCAGGAGAATACTCAATAACATCAGATATGCGCAGCATAATTTTTTCTGCTGTTTCAGCTGTTAAAAATAAACCTGCCTGTAATATATGCCTTGTAGCCGTATTAGAGTTAGCGGCCGCTATTTTTTGTATACCTACTAATGCGTTTTTATCAGGTGTACTTCCGTCTCTTGCTTCATTTAAACCTGTAGCATCCCTCATCATCTGCAAGTAATAATTATATGTACTTATAAGAGATCCTATTTTGTTATTTCCTGAACTAGACGCTATTTCTTGTATAGGCACTTTACCTGGGTTCATATCACCGTCAGACGTAAATGACCTACCAATTACGGAACCAGTTTGGAAAAACATATTTAACGCCTCCTGCGGATTGTAATTTGTACCATTACCCAAGTCTATTTCAGCAAGCCCATCCGCGTCTAAATAAACACCGTCGGGCACCATGCGTGATAACACTTGTTGTAATTTTAAATGAGTAAGCTGAATCATATCCGCAAACCCCGTAATTCTACTAACCAAGCTTTCAATGCGACCATTATATATGCGAGGAGCTACTATAGAATAATTCATTCTTACTTTTGTAGCGTCACTTTTAGGACGGAGCATGTTTTCGCAAAGCTCCCATTTTAAAAGTTTATTAGCTCCAGGTATAAATACACCATCGTAAAGAACCTCTACATTTCTAGCTATTCTTTCAAATCTAGCTCTACTATCTGCTGGAGGATTAAAGTTTTCATCTTTAACAATTGCTTTTTCTGCTCCAGTAGCAGTGCTTTTTATCTTATAAACCTCGTTGTGGAAAGTTTTATAATTAAAGTACAAAACATCAATTGTATTTGCATCTTGCACTTTGCTAGTTGGGTTTAACTTATTATACATTCCATAATTAGAATATGAATTAGAAGATATGTTTTCAAGATCTTCATTAGTTAAACCTGGGAATTGTTTTTTAAGTTCGTTTATTGTTACTGTTTTAACTTCACCAACATAATATATATCATCAAAATAAGGCGATTCGTTATATGAGTAAACAAGATTAGCAGGGTCTACATACTTAACAGTTATACCTTCTGAATTACTATATTCTGTTTTTATAGACGCAATACCCAAAACTGTTAAATCATAATAAAATCTTTTACGTGTTAATTCGTATCTGTTTTTATTAAATATAACATTTATAGCCTCTTCTTCTGCAATTTCAACTGCTTGTTTATAGCTTAGCTGCATGTGTAAAGAAAGTTCCTCTTCATTTTGTGGTAATTCAGGAATATTACTTTCTTGTAAATTTATGCCAAAATTTTCAGCAGCAAATTCAGTTAACTCTTTTGCTCGCATATCCCTAAGTATACTTTCCATATACTCAGTTCTTTTTTCTATACCAAAAGGATCTTGCGAATACGCGTTAATATCATAAGTGCGCTGAGCCATTCCGTTTACAACTATGTCCACAAATTTTGGTATAATAGGCACAGGCTTCCAATCCAAGTTTAGATAAGACATATCTCCGTTTATCGAAAGCTCATCCTTATATTTTTGTATAGACTGCTCGCCTCTTGCATATAACCTTAGTTTATGATATGCGTTCTGATTTACATAGAACCTGTTTGTAGCAGAATCTCTTTTAAACCATTCATTCTCAATAGCGCGAGCAACATCAAGCCCATATTTAGAGCTTGCTTTTTCTATGTCGCTAGCTGTTTGGCTAGGGAAATGACTTTTTACAACTGACTCAGCCATAATTTTTTATTAGTTTTGATTTCTGTCCTTCGTTTTTATATCTTGCAATATTAAAACTAAGCTTTAGTTTTTGTTTTTCTTGGTTAGGAGCATAAAGATGTCTGTTGCATGCCATAATAGCTAGACCCGAACTTATAGCCGCATCAAACTTTGTTCTTTTAGCTAAATCAAATTTAGCCCAGTCATTTAATGTGCCATTGAAATACATCTGGCCATATCCACCATCTTCTGTTAATCCTACATATTTTTGTATATAAGACTCTATAGCGGCCGCATGAGCCTGCTTAATATCTTCGCTTGAGTTAGGCATTCCACCTATTTCTTTTTCAGCAGCAGACAATTTATTAAATGCTTTATCAGGTCTGTTTATTGAAAATTTCCTATAGCCTCTGCGCTTTAAATAATATAATAATCTAGGTTTGTTATTTTCTGCTAGTATTGGCATACCATAAAAATGTAAGGCCATTAATACGTCTTCAAAAAACATTTCAGCTGTTTGCGGACGTGCAATGTATTCAAGAAAAAACATATTAGATGGAGCTTCTTCCATACTAAATTTGGTTAAACCGTGAAGCGCTCCTTTTGATCCTTTACCGTCTGTTGTTCCTGATATATCATATGAGTCACAACCAAATGCACCAACGTGCTCATTACCGGGGTACAACACCCCTCTTTTCTCTATTACGCGGTTTTGAAGATTTGTAGGCGGAACCCAGCTAACTTTAAATCTTCCATTTGGGTTTGGTGTAAATATAACTTTGCTATCTTTTATTCCGTTAGCCCAGTTAAAACTTCCCTGCGTTACTCCTGCCGACGAATATATATCGTCGTTGTAATCTATTTGCTCGTATATTTTTGCAAGATTAAATATGCTATTTTGCGTTTCATCCCTAAAAGCGTGCTCCTCTGTACGTGGAAACTGACGATATAGCTCATTTAAAGCATCCTGGTCGCCTTTTAAGCCGTCAACTTCATTGTTCCAATGTTCTATAACCCCTACCTCAATAAAGTCTCCATACGGGCCTTCAATCGGTTTTTTCGGCGTATCAAAGACAGGGTTTCCAAAAGAATCAATGAATCCTTCGTAGTTCCATTCCATAGGTATGAACAAAGAATATAATCCTGAGCGAGTCTGTCCATTGGCGTTTCGTTTGGTAACGTCTGAGTCATAGTATAATTTTTTAAAGTTTTCGCCGCCTTTGTCTAAAGCATTGCTTGTAGACCCCATCAAGCATTTACCTATAATCCTGCTACCTAATCTTAACGTTGTTTTTGTAACTCGCCAGTTGTTAAGAATGTTGTCCGGCCGTTCCCATTTACCCGATTCGTCGTGTACGAGGAGTTTGAGTTTCTCACCGTCGTAGGAGTTGTCACCTGTGTTCTTCCAGTCGATTGTTGTGTCGAGGCCTTGTAACTCTTCCCTCGTCTGCCCTGACTGTATAGACTTTCTAGTGAGTTTTGACGCAGGTACCCTGTACGCAAGCTCGGTCTTTGGTCTATCCATACCGTCTTGGATTGGTTTGAAAAAGAATGGGTAGTTGACAGAGATTGGTACCACTTTGTCTGTGAACATTTTTTTTGCATCCCCACCAGATTTGGACAATATCCCAAACCGTGCGTCGGATGATATTGTAGCCATGTTAACGGTTTCTGACGATGCCATGAAACTAAAACCAGAGCGTCTGTTTTTGAGATAGCACATACCATAACATCGTTGATCAGCTTTGCATGCTTCCCAGAAGATGAAGAATAATCTATTAGCTTCTCTAAACTCGGGGGCGCCAACGTCAATCTTACTCCACTGCAAGTACATGTAATGAGTGCCAGTAATATAAGTAGGATTGCCTTTGTTGTAAAACCAATAGCCTTCGTCTCGCCTTTTAAATTCTTCATCTATATATGGTTCCCATTGATCTTTAAATTCTTCAGGATAATTTTTCCAATCAAAGATTGTTTTAATTCTATTTAATTCTTTAGGGTATTCACGTTTAACCCATTTGTTTTCTCCTTTGGTAATTTTAGTTGGCACAGGAGGCAGTGCGATCTTTAAATTTTGTATGCTATACACATCGCCAATTTGCCCCGTCTTACTGATAACTACAATATCATTTTCTTTATCATAGCCATATTTCCATCTACGCGCTTTGTTGTGACGTTTGAGCGTGTTTATTTTAATTGGTTCAATAACCTCAAATAAAGTTTGCTCGTACATTACCTTGATCTTTTTTCCGCAAAACCACTAAATGCTTCTTTCTTTTCTTCTTTAGGTTTATTTAACAGTATTGCTTTTTCTTCTTCTATTCTATTTAGAATCTCAAACGCATCAAATATTGCAAGCTTTTTAGTTGCCGCCGCATTCTTAAGCCTATCAGCAGAAACATCATCTTCTGTGTTTGTTATGATTTTTTCTTCTGCAACATGTATAAGCTCATCAACCGCTTTGTAGCCAGCTCGGATTATATTCTGTTTCGTCTCCTTGATATTCATATTTAATAGAAATTGAATTGGTTAACACCCTATACATTCTTTCGCCATCAACAATAAATTCATATTCGCTGCTTGGCGTAAAACCTACAAGATCATTTTTTTTAATACCGTTTTTCTGAAGCTCTTTGTCAAAAAACTTTATAACACCTATTAAATGCCTTTCAGGGTTAGTATCAAACTCATCTGTTGATTGAATAGGTTTTACAAAACAATACCCTTTAGGCGCTTGCCAATGTTTATTTCTTTTGTAAAGAAATATTTGATCTGCATCTACAAAGTACTTATCTTCTGATAAAAAGCTAGACGAGTTTTTTTCTTTACCGCGAACATCATACCATCTTCTAAAAACATTATGATGTAATATAACTTCATCGCCTTTTTTAATATCTGTTTTTACTTCAAGTGGTGTTTCAATAACAACACCATTTCTGCTTACATACTTATGATCAGATATTTCGGTATTTAATATTAATTCTTTATCGCCTACAGATTTTTTATTATTGTATCTATTTTCTTTTGGGGCTATAATAAAATTAAATATACTTCGCATTAATATTCTAGGTTGTATTCTACTGCTACTGCCATGTTTTTATTAAAATCTTTCCAAGGCAGTACGTCGTTATGTTTTTTAATATATATACTATATTTATCATCAGCTTCAACTATATCACAAATAGTATGCCCTCCGTAGACCTCTTGACCTACGGAGTAATGCATAGCTTCGTTTTTATAGTCTCTACCGATACTAATCTTTCTTATCAGATTCATCTTCTTCGGTTATTTCTTCATAAGTTCCGTCTTGAATATTAATAGTAACTTTACCATATTCTTTTTCAAGCTCACCTTGGAACTCTTTCAATCCATCCTGCAATTCAAATGATTGATGTAATAAACCGTGTTTCTGAAGCTCAATACTTCCTAATTGCGATTGGATTTGATTTAAATTGTTAACTAGCTCTTGTAGTTTTTCAAGCTGTTCATCTTTAATTTTTGACATAATAATTTTATTTAATTAAACTGATTATCTATACGTTAAATAATTACTTGTTTTGTTTTGTTTTTACCAAGGCACGTCTTTAGCCTCACTTGTAGGTGTTATTTTTTCTTCAATCATAGAATCTACGTGATCTCCTATGTTTGATAAACTACCATCTGCAGTTAGCCACCCTTCTACTTGTGATTGTGTTAAATCAGCAAAAGCTGTAAAATCATCAGGATCTGGCGCTGCTACAGAAGACATTCCGATAGCCTCTGCCGTGTAAGCGTTGCCATCTGAATCTAATTGATCTGACGTAGCTGTATAAGTCCAGTGTATATTATATACTACATCTGAAAGTGAATCTTGAGTTGGACGGACATCAAGTTTGTTTATTGTCCAAGCATATGTATTTGCCATTTTTTTATTTATTAACTAGTTTGTTTTAATATAATTTGGTAACTTATATATCTCCATACCGCTGAAGAATTAAAAAACACCCTAAAATGCGTTCCTTCATTATAGGACTCATTTGGGCTAAATGTCATTGAAACGTTAGCAGCTGCTGTGAAAGAAACATTTCCTGAGCTGTAATCCATAGGGGCATATGTGCTATCATATTGATTTAATTGTATTCTAGCCGTTCCAGATGCGGATGGCCCTGACGTGTAACTAGAATACTGTATGTTTTTTATAATTACTTTTTCAACAACTCCATTAAACGGCATTATTATAGCTGCATAAGGGTAATGCCTGCTATTACTTGTGCTAGAAGTCATACCTACTGCAGTAGTATATAAAGCAAACACAGTGTTTGCAGTGCCATGATAAGCATTTCCGTTAACAATAACTCTTTGGCCTATAAACTCTTCAGCATAGGCTTTAGAATCGTGGTCTACTTTAAATACAGGGTCTACATCACTGCCGTTATTATTAGCTAATGCAAAAGCGGTATTTGTTAAAGGAACACTTGTTTCAACACTATCGCCACTTGGTAAGGTTGTAACCTGTGTAAAGTCTACAGCATACGCATCGGCCCATGCTATTGGATAAACTTGAAGTAATACACTATCTTCAGCTGCCCCAACCTTAACATCTACAAAAGACTTATTGGAGCTTGAGTTCCTAACAACTCTAAATTCAGTAAACGCGCTACTTTTACTATTAAAGTCTACCTTTATTGTAGAGTTTGCATTTGACCACGCTGTATTAACCGTGGCTTTTACAAGAGACGGCGTTCCGCTGCCACCGCTTCCGCCTATTGAAAACTCACATTTACCTCTTCCAGATGATCCTGTTATTTCTATTATTCTATACCAATTGTTGGCAGATAAAGAAGAACTTGTGTGTTGTGTATTGTATAACCTACTAGTTATTCTTGTATTTCCATTAACGTGCAGCTTTTCGTCAGGACTCGTCGTTCCAATTCCCATGTCCCCGCTTGTGTCAATTCTTGCACGTTCAGCGCCGTTCGTCCAAAGTTGCAATGAAGCTGATGAGCCAAGCGCATGATACCTTGCTTGATTTGCCAATGTTTGAATTTGCGCCGTATCAGTTCCATTGACTTGTAGTTTTACGCGGGTGTCACTTGCGTGGTTTATTACTAATGATCTGTCAGGACTTGACGTTCCGATTCCTACATTGCCATCGTTTTGAAAACGAACATCACCGTCTCCAAAAAAATCAATATTTGTGTTATCACCAGCTATATATGCTGTGCCTCCAACGCCGCCTACATCTCCTAGTTGAAAAGTACCCGCGGTTGGATCGGCCTCAAATATCACATCACCCGAATTTTGTACTTTAATTCCAGTGTTGCCATCTACATCTAATAAACGATCAGGGCTAGTCGTTCCGATTCCTACGTTTCCGCTTGAATTAATCCGTACGCTTTCAGAGCCCGTAGTTCTAAATATTACATTTCCAGAAGTTCCTGTGCTCAAACTTATATCACCTATAAGACTTGTTCCGGTTTGCCCAATATTAATATTATTGCCGGTATCTTGTTCTATTAAATTTCTTAAGTAAAAATCTTCGTTACCGCCATTTGGTATTCCAGAAAATATTTTTTTACCCCTTCTTAAAACTATACCAGCGCTAGAGCTAGAATCAGCGCTAGAATCACCACTCGTAAATGTACCCCCAATAACTGCTAAAGGGCCATTTATATCTAATTTAGTTCTTGGCGAATCTGTTCCGATTCCAACATCGCCGCTTGAATCGATGCGCATACGTTCTGAACCGGCGGTTGCAGCTATTATCGTATCATTTGAAGGAAAACCAAAATATGAATTACTATCGCCAACATGAAAAATATATCCGGTCAAACCTAAAGTTCCATTAACTTCAAGTTTATAATCCGGCGAAGTCGTTCCGATTCCGACGTTGCCTGTGGAACTAATACTCATTCTATTACTTGCAGCTGTACCAAAATTTATATAATTATCACCAAGCGTTATTGTTGATGTACCCGTTGTTTGATAAGAATCAAAACTGAGGGTTGTTTTATTATCGCCTGGATCGTTTCTAGTATCTATTGAAAAACTATCATGAGCAGAGTTACCCATAACAATATTAGCCGTGTCGTAGGCTCCGGATCCTCTTACTTTTAATTCGGTACTTGAGCCCTCAATAAGAGCCGAGCCAACAACATGGAGTTTTTCACTCGGTGAAGTCGTTCCGATTCCGACATTGCCAGAAATACTAACATTACCTGTAAAAATATTATCGTCAAAATTAGTTTTAAAAGTATCTGACTCTAAACCGCCTGATCCGTTGTCCATTAATATCCCGCCATCAGAGCTATCTATAACTATTTTTGTAGAACCACCTGTTTGAAGCTCAAGGGCGTCCCCGCCAACTACATTATAAGAATCATCAAAAATTAAATTACCATGAAGTTTCGCCGCTCCAACAACTTCTAATTTTTGTGAAGGGCTTGTTGTTCCAATTCCCAATCTTTGGCTAGTGTCAAGAACCATTGCAAGGCCAGTAGCACTTTGTGTGTTTAAATCAGAGTTAGTATAGAAGTGCATTGGCCCTGTAGTAAGGAAATCAGCCGAAGAACTTCCAGAAACTAAACCAAATCCGTGTTCGTTTGTTCCATCGTCATAAACAACTTTTATACCGCCTGTTCCCGGTGTTCCTGAAGATATTGTAGATCTTGAAACTAAAGTATATTTAGTTTGATCAGCGGCAGTGCTACCTGATCTAGCCTCACTTACAACAAGTTTAGTAGTAGGGCTTTCTATTCCAATACCTACACGTTGGTTATCGTGGTCTATATATAATGGGGTTGGCACGTCGTTTGATCTACCAGTAGCTGTGACTTCTATAGAGCCATTATTTTGACTAGACCGGGATACAGTTCCGACGTTTTGTATTTTGTTTACACCTGTGGGTTTAGTACTAGTAAGCCCTCCAGTTGGCGCTACGTAAAGAGTGTCGCCTATAGAATAACTGCTCGTGTCTATGTCGTCTAGATTACCAAGACTAACAGCGTGACCAGTAGAATTTTGAGAATAATTATCGTCTGCTAAACCAAAAGCGGGCATTTTATCGGAGTCATCAGATCTTGCTTTAGAAACTTTAACAGGACCGTTACTTCCGTGGAAACCACTTACATACACTGGATCACCTTTACTAACAGCTTCTTCAAATCTTACTTCAAGTGATACCTTCTCTGCAGAAGTAGCGGTTGAACTGTTGTCAATCCAGTCAACGCCATTTCCTGACCCTAAAGATGATAAAATTTGTCCAGATGTTCCTGGATTACCATTAATATCTATTAGATCGCCATCAAGCTCTATGTTAGTTAAAAACTTTTGTTCTGGCATATTATATTAAATTTATTATACTTGACTAATAAGCACTCTGTAATCGCCGTCTGTTACGGTATTTGCGAATGCTATTGTTACTGTGTTCGTAGTAGGTCTTTGATTTTCTGTAAATACTGTTTCGTATGTGGGCGTTCCTCCAGATATATCCATAACTTGAATAATTACATCTTTTGTGCCTAAATTATGTGTTACAGTATATGTATTTGTGGCTTTGCTTACAGAACTTTCTGTAGCATCTAAATTAACTTTAAATGTTGTACCGCCAACTGATTGAAGTATTTGGTATGTTCCAGCAGTGTTTGTTACAGTCCATTTGTCTTCACTTTCATCCCAGAATAAAGAAACATTTGTGTCGTCCCCTCTTTCAACTTCAATACCTGCATCAACTGTAGCAGAGCCAGTAGCGTTATTATTTAAAACAATTATATTATCATCAACAGTTAAAGTTTCTGTGTTTAACGTAGTTGTCGTTCCTTCTACGGTTAAATTGGCTACAGTTAAAGTCTGCGTAGATGGGTTATATGTAAAGTCATTTGTTCCATTGCCGTCTACTCTTAAATCTGGATCATCACCTGCATCACTTACAAATACTACAGGTTGATTTGCATTTGTAGTATCGTCTACAACAGGGGTAGTGTCAGTGTTATCGCTAGCAGGGATTGTTACATTAGTAGTTTCAACATCAGTAACGTGTCCTTGGTCATTTACCGTTACTCCAGTTACCACATTAAAATTACCACCATAAGCTGGTGTTAAAGCAGTACCATTTGTTGCTGTATTGGTTACATCAGAGTGGTTAACTGTTATTTTTACGCCATTTGTTATAAAAGAATCAACTGTTTCAATTGCAGTTCCTCCGCCAACATGCAACCTCCCACCATCCTGAATAGCTCTAGCCGTGCTATCGTCATCACCCATGGCGGATATATTATAAAAATTCAAATTTGATTGCATATATGTTTCCAAATTGCCAACAGTCATTTCTTTTAGCGCTGTTGCATCTGCATCATATATAATCATTGAATCACCTGAAGCTGGGGCACCACCTAAATCTGTTTGAGCAGTAATAGCTGTTGTCGATAAAGCAGTTGCTCCATCACCTGCTGAAGTTACTTGGCCAGAGTGATTTGGGTGAATATAATTATTAAAGTTAGAAGTAACCCACGTTTCAAACGCAAGAGGCTCCATTACATAAGTGCCTTCGGATGCGTAATCTGAGTTTACTTTAACTTTTTTATCGTTGCTTGTAGTGTCAAAATAAATTTGCCCTAAATTACTTGATGAAGCCGCAATAGTTGCGATGTTATGAAGCTTTACATTTTGTATCTCGTTTCCGGTAATGTCTATGCTTCTAAAAAACTTTATTGCCATTTTCTTAGTTTAAGTATGCTTTGCCAGCCACCGCATAGCCAAGCGAAATTGTTAAGTTATTTGTATCTGTATATGTTATTTCACCAAACCCATAAGAATTGTCGGATAAGACTATATGAACCGCAGGAAATTTGCCCATATTGTGTGCAACATTCCAGGTATCTGACGCCACTGGTTGGTCGTGCACATGATGCTTATCACCTGCTCCAGCAAATGAAATAACATAGTATTTGTTTAATATTAAGTTACCGTTTGTAGATTCGGGGGCTAAAGTAACATTAAAAAAATTTGCGCCGGCTGTTCTTGAAACGGAGCTTACAGTAAATATACCATAATTGTTTTTATCGTCAACCTGCGCTATAAGTATTCTATTACCAGCGTATTCGTGAATAAAGTCTTCTATGTTGTCTTCTGATTGATCTTGCTGGTTTAATTTTAAAAGCGTTACGGAAGAAAATGCCGTATTATCTGCAGGTCCTATAAAATTGCCTACAGTTTGTGTTGTGCCAAATTTATACATTACCTGGCCACCCACAGAAACTAATCCGCGCTGGCTCATAAAAAGACTTATACCCTCTAGCGTGTAATTTTTAGTAACCGAACCTGTAGCGTCAGTTCCAATTACCTTATCTTGTTTAGTTACAACTAGGTCTTTTTGGTAAGTACCTATTCTTGCCATTTGCTATTGTTTTTTGGACTTTTCCCAAGTACGGCCTACAAAATACGCGCCATACACCGTGATAAGTAGAGATTGAAATATAGGTATATATGCTTCATCAACTTGAAAACCGCCTATATTGCCATCAAAAAACGATAGAGCGGTAAATATGAATGTTAAATAAATTAAAACTAGAGGTCTAATATTTTTAGAAAGAAAAGAGTCGGATTGCATGTCAAGCTTCCAGCGCTCAGTAATTTGACTTTGCGCATCTTGATCTGCTTTTTCCAAAAGCTCTTGTAATTTCTGCTTAGCCTCTAGTCTTTCTTCTTCTGTGGTTGTTAAACTGTCAATAACTCCACCAACGTCTTTTATAAGTCCCCCAGTTATTAAACTGAGTAATTTTTTCATTTTAATGCTATTGATTTATATTTATAAAAATTATTTCGAGCATCTACATAAAACGAGTCAATAGTTTTTTCTCTTGTTACTTCTAATAAAAAAACATTATCAACACAATATGTCATTATTAAATATTTTTTTACTTTATCTTTTGGATCTTTTCTGTTAAAACTTTTAATTCCTGTTCTTCCGTGGTATTCTTCTATCTCATGGAACATATCAGTAACATCTGTGGTTTCAGACTCACAATTTATTATATAATCAGCAATTGTTTCATCATAAGAATTATAATGATATTCTGCTACTGAAGAATTTTGTGAAAATGATAAAAAAGATATTAATAAAAAAATGGTATTTAGGTATTTCATTGTATTTAATTTAAGTTATTTATATAATATACATATTACATAAATTTTTCTTAAATTACCTTCTACCTACTATACCGGTTATTAAGCCTGCTTTTCGTTTTAATTCACTAATTTTACCTTGTCTTTTGCCAAATTTTTTACTTGTAAAAGGTACAGTTAAAGCGGTTGCTACAACATCAACCACTCCATAGCCTGGTCTTTTGCTAGCTTTGTTGGTTGCTCTTGCAACATTTTTTAATAAAGTTTGTTTAGCTTGTTTAGACTGGGGTTGAGTTGATGGGTTATAATTAAAATTCATATCAATCCCTTTTGGTTTTAAGGTACTAATACTTCCACCTGTTTTTTGCATTGTATTAGCCATTTCAACAGCGCTAGTATACATATCTGATGATAATTTTTTCTGACTAGCAACTGCTCTATCATAAGCTTTTCCTCTTAGCCCTCTAAGCTGGTTGTTGGTAGCACGTGGATCAACAAAATTGAACATACGAGATGACCCTTTACCAAATTGCTTTTCAAATTTTTCTTTTTGCTCTAGAACTCCGCCTTCTCCTCTTACCTGACCCATTCCTCTAACATCTAGCATATTAGATACCATTTCATCATTACTAAGCTGCGAAGCTGATTTTCCAAACAATCTTTGAGCCCCTTTTTCTTGCTCATACTCAAAAGCGCTTGGGCCTGTTCCTGAGAACTGAAAAGATTTTGTTGGTTTTGGTGAAGTTAATCCTTCGCCCCCTTCTGGAAACGCGGCCTTTTCTAGCTGACTACTAGCGCTAAAAGCCATATTATTTAACCCTTGAACGGTGCTTGTGTCAAGAGAACTAAAAGAGCCTGGCGTATCGGCATTTGCCGTACCACTACCTTTTTTCATTTTAAATTTTGACATATCTTTATTTTTTATATCTGCGGGGAAATAGAGTGTTCATAGCCTCACGGCGCCCCTCACAACCGCACGGTATGTTTAAACCTTTTGATATGAAATCTACAGCACTTTTAATGCCAGTAGCTGTGGTAAACTTATGAATGTCATCACCTAAACCCCTTGATTTCATTTTCTTTTTTTTCTTTTTTTCAAAGCTTTAAAATCAGCTCCTGTAATTTTATCGTACGGATGTGCCATACGAGCAATTTTTTTTTGTTTTGGACTTAATTTTTTCATAATATTATCTATGTCTACTACAGCACCACCTGCGACGTGCCGCCTTGCCTCTTTCGCCTGTCCAGCTTTTAGAACGAGAACAAAACGCTTTTTGCCGCTTATACGCCTTAGTTCCTGGTTTTACTTTGCAATTTGTTACAGCCGTTTTTAGTTTACTACCTGGATTATCACGACGGTATTTTTTAACACCTTTTTCGGTCATACCACCACCAGCAGCTGCTCCTTCTTTCTTTTTATCCTTCACAGGGTTATAGTACCCTAGAGATTTTTTCTTTGATGGTGCGTTTTTACTCGGCATAACTATTTTTTCTTTTTGGACATTTTTTTATATCCACTTTTATAAGACTTTTTGGTTTTTAAACCTCCACCTTTTTTACTTTTACCTGGCATAATAATAAATTTTAACGTTCTGGATCTTTGATCATATCATCTATAGCCTTATTGTAGACTTTATCTGTATATGTTTTGTTTTTGAAAAATACGCTACGCTCAGACGTTGGAAGGTCTTCTTCACCTAGCATTATTCTATATATTCTACTTATTAAGTGTTTGCATTTAAATGAGGTTTGAAATATAGAATAT